CAAACTTGCAAAATACGGCGCAAATTGAGTTTGCGTACGATTAACTGCAATATCCGGTGGAATTTGTGTATGGACAGAATTTTGAGCTGGGATACCGTAGTTTGCGTAAAACGGGCTTTCGCCTTGATTTAACCGTAAAGTTTGTGCAAGGGTAGCCAACCAAACGTAACTGGTATTGGTTACTTCTGTCCACTGTCCCGTTTTAGGGTCTACGCCGTAAGTTCTCATAATTAATCCGGTGAAGTCGTTGTAATGGTAGAGCTTCCGCCCTGTACATTATTAACATTATGCACGTGAGTTGCCAAGCTTTTTCCTTCGGCAGTAACATCGTTTGTAACTGTCATTGGGCCAATAAACGAAGCGCTAGTGCCATGTGTGCTGGTGCCTTGAGTTACAGGGCCATTTAATTGAATTACGCCGTTTAATGCGATTGTGTTGGCGGTAATTGATACTTCTGTACCCGACACGGAAATATTAGTGCTGCCAATTACTACGGTTACACCTTCAGGCGTAAGCGTGACGGTGCAATTATTATTTGTGTCTCGAAGTACGACGCCATTAGGAGCGTTAATATTGACCGCATTAGGATCTACGTCTGACCAGTTTGCATTGCCAATTGGAACGTAAACTAAACCTTCTAGATTTAAAGGGTTTGTTAATGGCGCAACGCCACTGCCAAGGCCGTTAATCCCGCCAAGGCGCGCATTAGCGGCTATACATATACCGAAGTCGCCTACTTGTACGGGGAGCCGTACATAGGTGCTTTCAGCGATAGCGCACTCTACTTGAGGAAAAGTTAACCCGTTGCTTTGATCGATTTCAAAAGCGACAGTCACGATTGCCCCATTTACCGCGACAACGCGGCAAGGGAGCTGCCACCCAAAATTTTCTTGATTTGCGTCAATTTTACTTTGGATGTAGTTGGTCATTGTGACCGCAAACGGTAACTTTTGGGATAAATCCATTAAAGGTTTACTCCTTGCATAATCGCATCAATGACAGTTACCCAGCTATCGCCATTGGGCTGACGACTGCTACCAATGTGATGTAGCTTGTTAATCATAAATGTACCGTTAAACGATAAATTATCCCTAAATTGGGACGCATTATTAACGACGTTGTTTACCGGAATATTGGGCTGAAAAGTGATGTAGTCTCCAATATTCAAATCGCCGCGCATTGTGACACGTGCTTGAATAGTAGCAATATCTAGCCACGTTAAATTACCGATAACATCCGTAAAGAGTATTTCTGTTGTGCCCGTTGGCACTATTTCAGAATCGCTTAAAAAAAATCCTTTAGAGGTATTGGTAATACTGGCTCCGGTATACGTAGGGCTTTTATTAATTTCTCTACTAATTTTATTTATTTTTGTTGCGTAGGCAATTAAGTTAGTAAATTGCCCGCTGGCAGTTTCGGGTAATGTTAATCCGGAACTAAAGCTACCATATACATTTGCGGGAGATCCGTCAGGATTTTTATAGGCAGTTTGTAATGTTTGTTTTACCGAAGCTGTTAATTCTTGGTTTTTATTCCATTGAGCTGTAATATTAACGGGCACATTTGGGTTAACAGTTGAAGGTACAAAAATAATATCTAACCCCACTTCTGTCCCTTGCCAAGTAGAAAATGCTTGCAAGATGGAGCCTTTAATAATTTGCCCAAATTGCTTTGGTTTAGTATAGGGTAAACCTTTAGACATTCCTACGCTAATTTCAATACTGGCGTATTTGTAATTATTGCTGCCTGTTTCACGTACTGGATTTAGCCCTGCGGTTTGCCCCAATTTGTTTAAATCTACGCCCCAAAGCTTAATATGACCGTTTCCCGCTGGCTGATGATACCAAGTTTGAAATACATCGATATCAAGGCGTAAAGACGAATAGTTATCCACTCCCGCAAAGGTTTGCGTTGTATATACAATCGGCGCAGTGCTAAGGTTTGATCCTGTTGGTTGAACAGGGGTGATAGCTATTCGATACGATCTCATGGGGTGATTTCAAAATTATTGCTGCTGGCGCGATATACCAGTGTAGACGTTTTAAAATACCCAAAAATTAAGTTGATATCAAAGCCATCGGGCGACGCTACTAAAGGGTTAGTAACAACTAGGTTGCCGGAATTATCGTAAATGCTAATGTAATATCTCGGCGCGTATAGATTCCATGTGCAAATTGCGGTATACGTTGCCCCATCCAAAGTTGGATTGAATTGGAAATTAGCGTAAGGAGAAGGGTTAAATTGAACTAATGTAGTCATAATTATTGAGGTACCACTTCTTCTCCGGATGTTAATCCTAAAGGATTAGTCCAATTTGCTGTAGTAGGTAATCCATTCGCTACTGCGTTCATTAAGGTGCCTTGCAACGATTGAGCTGCCGAGGCGGTAATTAAAGGTTGTGCAAAATCCCATTGAAACATAAATTGAACTTGCTTATCGCTTGCCGGGCTAATATCACGAAGGCTAGTGAGCAAACAGTTTGTGTATGTATATGCTGGGGTGATGACAGTAAACGTACCGCCAAGCGATATATGCGTTTGAATTGCAAATTGCAATGCGGTCAAGATAGCTTGCTTATAGACAAGGCCGCCTTGGGTTTGTGCGGGGCAGACCATTAGCATACTAATCTTTAATGGTTGCTGAACTACAGCATTAGCCGCAGTAGCAAAATTTGCAAAAGGATATTCGGCTATTTGCCAATCGGCTAAAGTGCCGCCGGGCAATGGTTTGTAATGAGCAAAAAACTCTTTATTTTGCAAACCGGGGATATCTACTACTTCTGTCAATAAAGTAATAGGGGCGTATCCACCAACAGTTTGTGCGAGGCCACCTTGTAGCCAAATTGGGGCTAGTTCATAAACCGCGGAAAAAATACTTTGTCCTGTAGATGCCATTAGTTATTTCCTGAACTTGCTGCCATTGCAGAAGAAGAATTAGGCACTGAAGAGCCTGCTGTACCGCTAATTTGAACAGCGATTTGCTGACCATATCCTTGACGGCGAGCGCGTTCAACAGGATCACTTTGCCAATTCTCGTAGCGTTCATACGCAATATTCGCTTCAACTCCTTCATTTACTGTCGAAGCTTTTTTTAGCATTTGTAATTTAGCTTTTTCGTCGTTATGAAGTTCATATTGTATAAATGCAATTTGTTCGTCTAACGGAGTAGCTGTAGTCAATTTATGACGAAACAGTTTTTCAAATTGTTTTTGACGTTCTACACCCCATTGACCAATACCAATATGACCGCCGCCGATCTCATTATGTGCAGTTGGATCTAATTTGCTTTCACCGTACAATCCGCCGATAAATCCTGCTGCTGCTTGTGGACTAACGCCTTCGCTTTTTAGCATGGTCAACAATTTTGATTGCGCGTCAGCGCCTTTGTATGCTTCAGGATTTAACGTAAACGAGCGTATTCCGGCAGCGGTTGTACCAACAAATTTAGGAATTTTTGACACTACCCACATTACCGCTTCGGCGAGCATTTTTAAGCCTTCAAAGAAATCGTGAATGGCTTGCTTACCTTCGTCGCTTTTTATGTACGCCGTAAAATCTTCAATAGCCGTTTTAAGTTCATTGCTTTGTAAAAATGCAACTACCGCATTTTCAGCAGCTTCAATCAAATCAGTTATAGGCTTTTGCAGATTGACTAAATTAGTAATCAATTTAGTTTCAATGTCTTGCCCTGCCAAACGAATCTTTTGCCAAAAATCTTGCCACCGGCGGCTATTGTCGTCCGATACTTGCAGTTTAGATAAATTCTCTTTAATGTCTTTAGTGGTTTTATCCAACTCTTTCATGTCAGAATTAACTAAACGAATGTAATTTTCTTCGCCACCAAGTAAATCAGTCCACCCCATAGCGCGGGCTTGAACTAAGTTAGGTTTATTACCAGACTGTTGCTTAATATTTTTTAAAATTGCGCCAAGATTTTCAAACGCATTTTTATCTAAATTACCGCCGGCGTTGTAGAGCTTCCATGATTGCGTTGGATCGGCTTGAATATTTGCAATGCCTTGTAACGCGCTTTCAGGGTTGGCTAAGTATTTGTCGTAATAGATGTTGCCTGCGCGTAATTCAGCAGTAGATACCCCCGCGCCTTGAGCGCGTTTGCGGTAGTCACTGGCGCTTGAAGCTAGTGCGCCCAGACCAAAGCCACTGGCGAGTGCGCCAAAGGTTGCCCATTTAGCTAATGACAACGCGCCAGAAGCAAGGTTAACAGCAATATTTTTAGTTGAAACAGCCGCAGAAAGAAACGCAGCTTCACGGTCTTTTATTAACCGATTAATTTCT